ACCACTGCTACCGTTGCGTATACGGCACCTGCTAGTAACGGTGGCGCAACTATTACTACCTACACGGCTACTTCTTCTCCGGGCGGAATTACTGGTACATTAAGCACGGCTGGGTCTGGAACAATTACTGTTTCTGGGTTAAGTCCAAGCACTGCTTATACGTTTACAGTTAGAGCCACTAACTCAGCAGGGCAAGGCGCGGCAAGTGCAGCGAGTAACAGTATTACAACCAATGCTGTTAGGTGTGCTGTGCTCGTAACAGCGCCGGGAACTTATTCATTTTCTGTACCTGCGGGGGTCACATCAATTAGTGTTTACGCCCAAGCGGGTGGCGGGTCCGGTGGCAGTTACAATGCAGGCGCTGGAGCAGCTGGGGGTGGTGGTGGTGGATCAGTTGTTTACTATAACAACCTCGCTGTTAGTCCGGGGCAATCATACAGCTACACCGTTGGGGCAGGAGCGCCTTCTCCAGCGGTTGGGTCTAATGGTTCAAGCGGCGGGTTTAGTTCGTTCAATATAACGACCTGTGGCTCTGGGTTTATTAAAGCGTTCCCCGGCAATGGCGGAGCTACCGCTGCGTGCGGCGGTTGTGGTGGCTCAAGTAGTGGACCATCTTGTACCGTAACAGGGGGATGTAACAATAAATACGGACGAGGCAGAGGGGGCACCGGAGGAACGAGATGTGGGGGCAATGCGGGTGGCGGTGGTGGCGCAGGCGGAGCGTCTCTTTACCCGGCCGCATCTTGTATATTTGGCGGAGGCGGAGGCCAAATTGGCATATTGAGTGGCAATGGACGGTCCGCAGCCACCAATGGTTCTTTTGGAGGCGGGGGCGGCGGCGCTGCTGGCGGATACGGCGGCGGTGGCGGCGGATCGCGGGTTGCTCAAAACGGAGTAACCACTACCGGGGGTGCCACTACCGGAACTAACAACGGTGCTGGCGGCTTTGGTGGAAGCGGTGGTAGTAATGGTACCCAAGGCGGCTGCAGCGGTAATGGCATGGGTGGTGGCGGAGGAAACTACTCAGGTGGTGGCGGGGGCGGAGGTAATGTTGCAGGAAGCCGTGGCGGCGCTGGCGCCGGTGGTATGTTACGGATTGTATGGCCCGGAACCACTAGGCAGTGGCCTTCGACCGATATTCCTTGATTTTTAATATTTAGATTGGGTTTGCCATGAAATTACTTATTAAAATTGTTGACGGGGTTCCCGTTGGTCATCCTTATTTTGAAGAAAATTTACTTCAATCTTTTCCAGATGGCATCCCATCTGAGTTTGAACCATTTGAAAGGGTGCAATGTGATTTAGTTCCAACAACATATCAAAAAGCCGTTTGTGTATACATAAAAAACGAAAACTCAGTTTGGCAAGACTCTTGGTCTATCCAAGACATGACAGACGAAGAAAAACAAATTAAAGTCAATGAACTTACTGATTTGGCAATGCTGAATAGAAATTACAGATTGACAATGGCAAAGCGAGAAGCCGTCTTAGCTATGGCCAGATCAGATTTGGCTGCGGTAGCAGCATGGGACGCTCTTATTGCAAAACTTGAAGCCTATCAAGTTATATCTGTAACCCCATTGATACCGCTTCTGCCAAAATTACTTATGCTTGATGAAAACGGGAATTGGGTACAACCAGAGTGAGCATTCCTGCTTTGGAAATTCAATATTTTGTTCATTTTCCATCCACAATTTCAACTGTGGATTGTTCAAATTTTTTGGACGTGGTGACTACGGTTGCGAATGAAGAACTTGAAAAAAGCAAACAGCAACAACCAGAGTTAAATGAAATTTACCCTGTGCGCATGACTGGGAATTTTTTTGACGATGTCCGTGTTCGAGAGTTTGCTGATTTTGTTGCAACATCTGCATGGGAAGTGTTGACCCATCAAGGTTATGCCACCGACAGCATGGGAATGTTCTTTACTGAAATGTGGGTGCAAGAGCACCACAAGCATTCATTGATGGAACAGCACGTTCATGGCGCCGGTTCACAAATAATTGGATTTTATTTCTTGAACGCCCCAGAAAAATGTTCAAGTGCTGTTTTTCATGATCCAAGGCCCGGAAAAATTCAAACAAACTTGCCAGAAAAAGACTTATCACAAGCTACTATTGGCAGCAATGCCGTACATTTTGTTCCCAAGCCGGGAATGTTGTTGTTGGCCAACTCTTGGCTTCCCCATTCGTTTTCACGACACGCATCAGAAGAACCCTTGTTGTTTGTGCATTTTAATCTTGGCGTTCAGTTTCAGCCACATTGCCCCATACCTCCCGCTGCTGAAATTGTATGAACAAGTATTTGATTCGGTTTAACAAAAGCCGGGGCATGGATGGGAGGGGTACACCAGACCATGTGTGGCGTGTCTTTGAGAATGACAAGGAATACCTGTTCAAGCACTTCAAGTTAGAAGTACCTGCTGAAAGTGAGATGTCAGCGGGTCCTGATTGGAACATAACCTGTCATGGGTACATGACAATTGACCGCGAAACTTCAACGGCGATTATCAGACATGACCGAGAAATTAGAAGCCAAGTCGCAACTCATTGAGAAAACTGCTTTTGCAGTGCTTCCAATCCTTTTTACTTGCGTTGTCTACCTGATGTCTGCGTTAGACAAACTCACGCATGAGGTCACTGTACTCAACGCCAAAATCTCCCTTGTTGTTACCAGCGACAACAAACAGGCCACTAACTCTGGGGCGGAACTTGCGCGGGAAAAGCTGCGGCAAGAGCTTGAGAAAGAGATTCAGCGCAACCGTGACATGATTCACGACAACCAAAAACACATTAGCATCATCGAAGACCGCATGGCGAGGAAGTAATTTTCCTGTCTTGTACGAACCGTAAAATTTTGGAGGGGGCCGCTTGCCCGCTGGAGCCGCCCTCACTTTGCCAATTAAGGAGTTTTCCATGAAAGATCTCATCATCGAAGTTCTTGAAGGTTCGGAGCCAGTCGACGCATTGCAGGCTTTGATCGCTGCTACCTATGCCGTTGCAGATGCTAACGGTGTTAGCCGCTTCACGCTGACTGAATTGTTCTCGGCTACGGTTGACGCTCATTTCGACGTTTCTGTTATGGCTGAAGAAGAGTCAGAAGAGTCTGAAGAAGACGAACAGACCGACAACTAAGGTCCGGCCCCGGTGCGACCCACCGGGGTTTTTATATGTTATCTTGCGCTGTTTGCCGTGGAGAGTTCCTCCGAAAAGACCTCATTGTCCACGGACGTAGGGACTATTTTCTCTGTAGCGCGTGCAAGTCAGACGTAAACCGGCTTGACCGGTTCGGATTGTCTCCATCAGATTATGACTTCCTGTTAAAACTTCAGGGGTATAATTGTGCTATCTGTGACAACCCCCTCAAACTCAAACAGTACAAGTTTGCGGTAGACCACTGCCACGACTCTGATGATGTTCGCGGGATCTTGTGTAAACGGTGCAACTCCGCGTTGGGTATTTTTGAGGACGACCCGGACATGATCCTGCGAGCCGCAGAATACTTGAACAACCCCCCAGCCTTGGGTAGAGTCAAGAAACACGACGGGCGCAAGAAGGTGAGCTTTTTACGAGATGAGTACATAAGGATGCACGGCGATGGAGATAGCTGATCTTTTCCTAAAAGCGTGGCCGGTTCTTTTGGCGATCATTACGCTTATCGTTGTGCTGTCTAAACTTGACCTGCGCGTTGCTGTGCTGGAAGAGAAAGTCAAAAGCGCCTTTGAAATCATCAACAAGATGAAGGACAAGCAAAATGGCTGACTTCAACACTGCTTTTGAGCAGATGATCCGCGACGAAGGCGGTTACGTCTTACACACTATTCCCGGCGATACCGGAGGGATGACATATGCTGGAATTGCACGAAACAAAAACCCCCAGTGGGGCGGATGGAACCTCATTGATCACAAAGAAATCAACAATCCGCTCCTTACTGGAATGGTACGTGGATTCTATAAAGCTGAGTTTTGGGATCGTTTACGAGGCGATGAAATCACGAATCAAGTTGTTGCGGAATCGGTTTTCAACTTCGGCGTAAACACCGGCATGGGCGTCGCGGTTAAGCTCGCGCAGTTGATCGTGGGCGCTACACCAGACGGCGCAGTTGGCGACAAGACCGTGGAAAAGTTCAACAGTGTTGAACCAGAAGCGTTTCGGAAAGCCTACGCGCTGGCAAAGATTACCCGCTACGCGGACATTTGCAATAAAAACCGTACCCAGTCCAAGTTCCTCCTCGGCTGGATAAATCGCACTTTGAAAGGGCTGAAGTAATGGATCTGATAGGTATTGGGTCGATCATTGAAGGCGTTGGCAAAGTTGCGGATTCGTTGGTCACTACGGACAAAGAACGCCTTCAAATGGCGCTGGAGGACCGCAAGCTCGACCTTGAGGAAAAGAAAATTGACCAAGCCACCGACTTGGCACAGGTTGAGGTCAATAAAATTGAAGCGGCGTCTTCTAGCTTTTTTGTCGCTGGCTGGCGTCCTGCTGTTGGGTGGGTTGGGGTTCTTGGCCTCGCTTACCAATTCCTCGGCTACCCCCTGATGCAGTGGCTATGGGCTTTTGGTCAAGGTTATGACATAATCCCCAAAGGGTTGGCCCCTCCCCCCGATCTTGACGTTGAGCAACTCATGACGCTGTTGGCCGGTTTGCTAGGGTTTGGCGGTATGAGGTCGTTTGAGAAGCACAAGGGTGTCGCGAGCAAGTAATGGCCCTTAAAAAACTCCAGCTTCGTCCCGGCGTAAACAAGGAAAACACTCGCTACGCTAACGAGAACGGTTGGTACGACAGCGATAAAATCCGGTTTCGTGAAGGCACGCCCGAAAAGATTGGCGGCTGGCAGCGTATTTCTAACAGCACATTTCTTGGTATCTGCCGGTCTTTGTGGAATTGGGTGACGCTTGGGTACGCCAACCTAGTTGGTGTAGGAACCAACCTCAAGTTCTATATCTCCAACGGCGGCGCGTACTACGACGTTACCCCGATTCGCGTCACCACTACCCTTGGGGCCGCCCCATTTTCAGCCAACGGAACTACAACCGTCACGGTCACTGCCCCGCTCCACGGAGCTATTACTGGGGATTATGTAACATTCAGCGACTCAACAACCGCCGTTTTTAACGCTGAATACGTCATAACGTACGTAAACGCTAACTCTTACTACATCACACTAGCCTCGCCTCTTACTGCTGGTACGTATGGTGGGGCTGCTGTTGTCGCTGCGTATCAAATAAGTGTAGGCGCTGAAATTCAACTCCCTCTTGTGGGGTGGGGTTCGGGCGGGTGGGGTATTGGCACTTGGGGTAGTGGATCACCTACCGCCACAGATATTCGACTCTGGACTCAAAATAATTATGGGCAAGACCTTATTTTTGGGTATAAGAAAGGGCCTATTTATTATTGGAATGCGACCAACGGGACCAGCGCTCGTGGGGTTTTGTTAAGTTCTTTGGGTGGGTTTGTCACATTTACCAGCGCTTCTCCTACAGTTGTCACTTTGACTACGCCGCTCACAAACGGCACTTCGGTTCAATTTGCTGCAACTAGCGCTTTGCCGACCGGAATCTCTGCCAACACAACGTACTACCTTGAGAATGTTGTTGACAACATAGTCGGGAATATATCTCTTACTCCGGGCGGTGCGTTAATTAACACCTCTTCTACTGGGTCTGGTACGTACATCTCGCTGTTGGCTGACGTGCCAACGGTTCAGAATGTTGTATACGTAACAGATAATCGGTTTTTATTTGCGTTTGGGTGTAACGATTATGGTTCAGCCACGCAAAACCCCATGCTTTTTCGGTGGTCAAATTTTGAGAACCCGTACGATTGGACCCCCGGTGTTGATAGCCAAGCCGGTAGTATTACGCTCTCTCACGGATCTGAAATTGTTACCGTGGTACAAACCCGCCAAGAAACTGTTGTCTTTACAGATTCCGCAATTTATTCTCTTCAATACCTAGGTTCGCCCGGAGTGTGGGGATCTCAAATTTTAGGCGATAACGTATCAATTCTTGGCCCCAATGCGGCGATAGTTGCTTCGGGCCGCGTGTTCTGGATGGGGGTAGATAAGTTTTACGTGTACGACGGTAGGGTCAACACCCTTAACTGCGATTTACGTAAATTTATTTTCCAAGATATTAACCTCGGGCAGAACGAGCAAATTTTCTGCGGGACTAATGAAGGCTTTAACGAAGTCTGGTGGTTTTATTGTTCGCTCACAGGGCCAAACGGCACGGGTACGGTTGTTAACCCAAACACTACGGTTGATCGCTACGTTATATACAACTATGCGGAAAACGACGGAAAAGGTGGTATTGGTGTTTGGTACTACGGTACTATGCAGCGTACCGCGTGGTTAGATTCCGGATTGCGTAGTCACCCGCTGGCTGCTACTTACAGCCATAACCTTGTAGATCATGAATCCGGGGTAGACAATAACGAGACCGCTACTACTTTACCCATCGAAGCATACATTTCTTCGGCGGAGTTTGATATTGATGACGGCGACCGGTTTGGATTTATCTACAGAATGCTGCCCGACGTGACGTTTGAAGGGTCTACCGCAGCGTCCCCCTCTGTGACCATGACTTTAATCCCCATGGCGAACTCCGGGTCAGGCTACAACAACCCCACGTCTGTCGGTGGTAGTGACAACGCCACTGTTACACGTACCGCCCAAGTGCCTATCGAAAAGTTTACCGGGCAGGTGTATATCCGGGTGCGTGGGCGTCAGATGATTATAAAAGTGGAATCGGCTGGCTTGGGGGTGCAATGGCAATTAGGATTCCCTCGTATTGACATTCGGGCGGATGGTAGAAGATGACTTACATCATCACTTCAACTGACGTGTTGTCTCAGGTTGCTGCACCCAACCTGCCTCTTGCTCCAAATGAATACGAGCGGCGGTATTTTGATCAGCTAACAAACACGATGCGGTTGTACTTCAACCAACTCGATAAAATTATTGGGCAGCTACAAGCCAATGTACCGGTAACGGTAGCCGACTTACCTAGCGCGGTTACTTCCGGCGTGGGGTCTAGAGCGTTTGTAACAAATTCTTCTGTGTCCACATTTGGCACCACGGTAGCCGGTGGCGGGTCAACTAAAGTGCCGGTGTATTCAGATGGCACTAATTGGAAAGTAGGTTAAGTATGGCGCGAAACTACGAAGACGAGTACAACGAATCTTTACAGCCGGGCGATCTTGGCACTGCCCCCGTTAAAACCGCCCCCCCTGCCGCCGCCCCTGCCGCCGCCCCTGAATCTTGGCAAGCGGGTTATGACACCCTCCTTAAACAGATGGGTGGGATCCAAGGAGTAGCGGACGTTTATAAGCGTGGGTCGCCGTTGTCTGCTGACCGGCACATGCAAAATATTGCCAAAACTTTGGCAAAAGATTACGGTATTACCAACATTGGTGAAATTGGTGTAAGGTACGAAACTCGCCCTGCTTATGAGACAGGAAGCGATGAATCTCGCGTAACAATTCCAGAAGAACAACTACCGGTATATTATAACAAAACTAATAACCAGACAATTTCCGCTTATGGCCGCATGTTTGGTTCTGAGAACGAAGGCGACGGATATAGCGAATATAATTTTCAGCCAGTATCTGACGGGAAAGGCGGCACAATAGTCCTGCCGGTTCAGCAATATAGCAAGTCTGGAATGGGTGCGCTTGCCCAAGACCTTGGACCAATTATACCTGTTGTTAACATAGCGCTTATGGCGCATGGGGTCCCACCCCTTGCTGTAGCCGCAGGTAACGTAGCATTCCAAGGCGCTGCTGGAAACATTAACAACATTGGAGACGTATTAAAAACCGCAGCGCCCGTTTTGATTGGCGACCCCGGAGTTCTGGGTGGAGCAGCTAAAGTCTACATGGCGTACAACGCCTTTGATAAAGGGGATGTTATTGGGGGGCTGTCTAGCCTTGCTAGTGCTGTTGGGATGGGCGGGCTGGCTAATGAGCTTCGATTTGTTAATGCTGTAAAAACCGGAAACATATCCGGAGCGTTGACAGCCTTAGGCACCATGTCAGGCGTCTTTGATATACCACTAAAAGATGATTTAGGGAAGATAATTAAAGATGCGGACGGCACAGTTCAGACTATAGGAAATATTAAAATTGGTGGGCAGGACGACTATATTACTGTGAGGGAAGCAGCGGCGGGCGCAAGTATTGCTGCCAACTTATTGTCTGATAAGCCTAATTACGGTTTGGCTATTCAAATGGCCGGAGACCTTATTGGTAGTAAAGACACAGTTATAGCGGGTAAAGCTGCATCTTTAATAGAAGCAGTCGCTTCTGACAACCCCAGTGCAATTAACAATGCGGTTCTTAGCCTTGCTGGTCAGTTTAATAGAAGGGCTCCCGGATCGGTCCCAATTGAAAACAGAACTGCAAATGCTGCGGTTGCGGCGGCTGCACCTGATACTTCCACTGCGGTTAACCAAACCTTAGCCAGCACAGACCCAGTAACTAATCTCACTGCATCAGATCTTGTAGCCAGAAACGCAGGGAATCAACTCACACCAGAGCAAGTTGCGGAATTAAATGTTGCAAATAATAACGGTCTTCTTACAACAGATTTAGGTACAGGTGCTAAGTTAGATACCATAAATGTTTCGGGCACAAATACAAATTTTGGCAACGTAAACGACGACACAATAACAGCAGGGAATATAAAGCCAATAACGTCCCAAATTAGTCAACTTACGGCAGAACAAATCGCTGCGCTTACATCTGGTCAGATAGCCGCACTAGACACTAAAGTTGCCCCCGCGTTAGCCTCTGTACAAGTCACAGGTAGGTCGTCAGAAGCTATTGGTCTAAATGACGACACACTTACGGATATAGGTACAAAAACCACTTCATCCCTGACCAGCCTTACGTCTGCTCAAGTAGCTGCGCTTACATCTGGTCAGATAGCCGCACTAGACACCAAGGCTACTAATACGTTACCTACCGTAACAGTCAGGGCTACAGCAGATCCTATTGGTGTAAATGATGACACGATAACAGATAGAGATATAAAGACAACTTCGCCGCTAACCACGCTTCCAACAGATAAAATTACCACGCTTCCAACAGATAAAATAACTACGCTCCCAACAGATAAAATAACTACGCTTCCAACAGATAAAATAACTACGCTTCCAACAGATAAAATAACTACGCTTCCAACAGATAAGATCACCACTTTAACGTCTAATCAAATCGCTACCGGTACATCAGGATCAACCACTCTCACATCCAGCCAGATTGCTGCTATAACTACAACTGACCCGCGTGGATTGCAAACCCTACCAACTTCCGACGCGCGGTACTGGCGGCAAACTGGGGCAACGGGAACTGGTGGCAAGGGGGGCGTTAGGTTCTTTGACTGGTACGATACGCCTGAGAACAGGACGATGGCTCCCCCTGCAATGACGACGGCAACCT